ATATAAATAGAATCACCTCTCGTTATATACCATGCCTTGTCTGTCTCCCATTTATGAGAGCCATCTGTCGCCTGTCTATCTGTTGCTAGATTTTCTCCGTCCCATACTATGATTGTCATTTGCTTAACCTCTCCAATTTATTGCTAATATATCTTCGTAAATATTTTCTTGTTGTCTTAGTTTTATTAACTCATATCTCTCTTGCCATGAATCAAGCCTATATCTTCGTATCCATTGTTGTGTCATATCGGCTATATCTAATAAGGATAAATAGCCACCCTTTTTTTGTCTTGCATACTCGAAGAAATTAGGTTTAGTTATGCTTTTTGAATTATTATATTTTTTCTTTGGTTTTACCTTAACCATTTTTATCAATGTATTCCATTTTTGTTGTCTTTTTCTACTCATTTGCTTAACCCTCCTCATGTGTTTCTTCATTATAATATTGTACTATGTTTATAGTACCCTCTTTAACTTGCTCTATTAACCAATCCTCATGGTTTGTCTTTCCGTTTTTTAGTTTATCAACAACCTCTTTATCTTGTTCATAAACACTAGAAACATCTACTATCCATTTGCCACTCATTTGTTTTCCTCCTCTACTTTATCTCTCTCCTCTATAATGTCGTCAATGTGAAAATCTAATGTGTCCCATGTAATACCATGATTAGCGTCATGTCTTCTTAAACATCTAGCTAACACCTCTTTACATTCATCTAAAGTTAGTTTTTCTTTTGGTATATCATCTGACAACCTGTCCATATTTCTCATGTGTACTCTCTCCAAAACATCATCAGTACACCATTCAATACTTATTGTGTAATCATCTACCCAACCGTCTTTATTACTCATTTGTTTTCCTCCTAGTAAACAACCTGAAACTTCTTCAGCGTTGTTAGTTCATCTTCTGTTATTTCTTTAACCCATTCGACCCATACTATTGCAATCGAATCAAGCCAATAACCTCTATTGGTTTTATCATACTCATCATCAATTCTTTCATTACTAAAAAAATCTGATAGCACATGCCTTTCGTTTAGCTTTCCATTTTTATAATCTTCCTTGCTTACTGTTTGGTACCAACAATAATGCTCATACTCATACTCTCCACTTCGTTCTTTAATCTTTGCTAATATCATCATCTTCCTCCTTTAATTGTAATTCACAATAACATTTACTGTCTGTAATCCAAACAAACGAACACTCCTCTCCCTCATTAACTTGTTCATAATGACTACAAGATTCTGATTGCTTAAAGTCCTGTTCGTATGGACATCTTTCTAGTTTATCAGCACAAGGATTTTCAATGGTCTTTTCCCATGCATTAAAATCTTCTTTATTGTTAATGTTTAAAAATTTACTCATCATCTTTCTCCTATGGCATATAATCTCTTTGCATTTCTTCAGCTATTTCTTTTTTCCCTAGCACATAACATAGTGCTGATATATAACCTACATCAAATGCAATTTCTCTACTATCGTCCATGCTATCAGCGTCCTTTTTCAAAGATTCTACTGTGCTTTCTAATTGTTTCTCTAGTTCTTCTTTACCTATCATTTGCTTAACCTCCCGTTATTTTATATGTTTGTTCTTCCACACCTCAATGAGTTGTAGTAAGTTATCCCTATCGACAGATTTTGACAGCATTAAATACTGCACTATCTTCTCTATGACCAATGCCTTTTGTGTATTGGCTGTCAATAACCTCTCGATTGTTTCTTTATTTATTTTCATTCTCATATGTATCCATTTTTTCATATGGAATAAGAAACTTCACATGAACATGTCCACCTTGCATTGATGATATAACAAATTCATATGGGCATTTCTTAACCCACTCTAAAAACCCTTCCATATTTTTTACATGTACATTCATTTGTTTTCTTCCTCTCTTATTATTATATTACCTTGCTCAATCATAAGTCTTATTATGTCCTCACTCGTTGGTTTTAGTCTGCCCCTGTTTACATCAATTATTCTTTGATTCTCTATGTTGTTCCAGACTTTAATTTTGTTGAGTAGCTTTAGTGCATACTCGTTGTCATATGATTCTGTATCTTCTTCAAGTACTTCTATTACTTTATTTAATATCTTTACTGTCATCTAATACTCCTTTAAATGTGTTGTATACTTGTTTTATATTTATTGGCAACGACCTGTAATGTCCTCGACTTCTACTAAAGTTATACAAATCACCTGTCATATTTATAGTAGCCTCTTTCTCAATCACTCCATAGTGTCTGCGTAAATGTATACTTAGCTTATTAAAGAAATAACTAATATCTTTATCTCTATCTAAGTCATCTCCACACCTCCAATTTCTGTGCCAACTGATACAATTTAATGCTAAACATATAGGTATAAATATTTCAAAGGGCATGGCATTTTCATCTATGTGTTTTGCTAAAAACTCTATGCTTTCAGAGGTGTTCCAATCAGTATCAATTAAGTCTATTATGTTCACGTTACCAGTATCTTCTCTTATAGAATGAATAGACTCACTAATCTGACTGTCATATTTCCCCAACAACTTGGCATGTGTCTCTACCATATTAAGTATCTTATCTGTATCTACATTCCTTAGCCTATCTATGGTTGAATCAACAAGACCTAACTTTGCTCTTGTTCGTAATTGTTTCTTGAAAGCAATTATCTTTCTTCTCCATAGTTTTCTTTTATCTGTGTTCTCTACACATCTTTGAGGCTCATGGTCTTTGTTAGGGTTTAGCAACTCTCCTGTCAATAGGTTGTACTTTAATCCTTTACAAACTACTTGGCACTGTTTCATGAACATACTTATTTGCCTCCAATAGTATTTATTTTTATCCCATGTTTTTTCAAGATGTTTAAATATACTAAGGTTGTGTGCAATTCTATATATACCTGTCCTATGTCTTTCTATTGTAAAAGGTATCCACCTACTCAATGCTATTACATAAGAGCCTGAGTTATGCCATATATCTTTAGTATCCATATGCACAGTAGCAAAGTTATCTTTACTAACACTCATAAACTTATCCCTTCTTATCCATAACTCAGGCTCTTCATTACTACTAAGTTTTAGTCTAAGCCAATGGTTTATATACTTACCTTTGCCATAAACATCTCGTGACCTGTGAGCGAGTTGACACAAGTGTGCATACTCAAACTTACCTAGCGAATGGTCAGGGATTTTATACCCTGACTCAGCACTACCCCAATCATTTGTGTTTACATAATCACCACCACTGTTATATGTTATGTACTCTCCCATTAGTTATTCCCTCCTTTAGTTATTTTATCTTTGACCATAGCTACATCTAACACTGATGAATCTATATCCAAATCTTCAGGCTTAGTCCTTTCTACTTTCTCAATAATTTCATTGTGTCTTTCTTTTGTGTGACTAGGTAGCAAGTCATACAGTTTAGGCATTGCCTTTATGCATGGGGCTAGAGTAGTGTAATTACCCAATACTTTCTCGATTGTATCTACCAATGCTTTCTGCTCTTGCTTTATGGCATACAATTTTTGCTTATACACTTTGTACTCAGCAAGTATCGTTGTCCACTTAGGATTAGTAGCGTCTAGTTTTAGATTACATTCATCACGATAGCCACCACTGTTAGTCCACCCAAAATTATCAAGAGGTTTATGTGATATAGGAAACTTCTCTACTTCAAAAGTTAATGCACGAGTCCTACTAGTAACAACTTCATCAGGTGTATTATCAAACCCCTCAAATATTATTTTATCTGACTGTTGAAACCACTTACTATCTAACGCATTTATCTTAGTAAATAAATCATCAGGGTATATCTTACTGCGAATCATCTTGCCCCAATCTACGTTATAATCGTCCTCAGCTTTGTCATATCTACCACTAAATAAGTCCTTAGCATTGTCTACTATGTCATCATGTAGTCTTTGGCTTATTCTTACTGTTGCCATTATTTTACCCTCCAATGATTATCCATTATATCTTCTGTTATCTTTCTGATTTTTTCAGATGTTTCATCTCCTATATCTACGACAACACCATATATATTATTAATTGCTTGTTTCATAACACCTACTTGTCGCTCTAATTTATTAATTGTTTCTTCATGTTTTTCTATCATTTTAATTACCTCTCTTGTTGTTTAACTCATCTTGCATAACAGTGACCTCACCAAAGGGTGGTGTATCTGCTTTCTCGTATGTTGATACCCATAAGACAGGATAGTCAGGCATATCTCCATAGTCACTGCAACATAAGTCTGTTAAAAATACACATGCAACAGGGTTTATATGTTTCTCTTGCATGTACTTGAAGACAGGGCTAAAGGCTGTACCTCCACCACCATGTGGCTCAAAGGTAGGCTCAGTATCCCTATCAAACTCATCAACATGGCAGACATCATGGTCAAAGTAGATAACATGTATCTTCTCAGGCTTATGACTCTCCCATACTTCTCTTACCTCACTTGCAAATTGATTCAACTCTTGCTCACCGATAGAGCCTGATGTATCTATTGCAAATGCTATCTCGCCTAGTCCCTCACCTGTGACACTAGGCATGATTAGTCCTTGTGATATAAACCTCCTGTTCGGTCTTGCAAAAGACCTGTCATCATTCCTTAGCTTGACAACGAATCGTTGTAAGACATCACGCCAATCGACTTTGGGTTTCAATAACACACCAACAAGTCTCTCCATGTTGGCACTAAGTTTACCCATCATCTTGGCTGATTGACTTGCTTGTGCTACTTTAACTTTCCATTCTGCTCGTTGTTGTTCTATCTCAGCAGGGGATTGACCTCCGTCCTCACATGAGTCCAATGCTTGACCACCCTCATTGCCACCATTGGGTGTGTCCCTATCCATTTCAGGTAGTATATGGTATATCTTATCGGATACACCCTCGCCTTTATCATAGATATCTTTATCCAATAGTCCTTGGTCAGGCATTTTACCTATCTGCTCATCAGCAAGTAGCTGATTGATTACATAGTCAGTAGCCACATTCCATTTCATTGGGTCTTTATCCCCTCTACGAACACAATGTTCAAGCATAGGGTGAAAGCATTCATGAGCCACTAGGAATAACAACTCATCATCACTCAATGTGGCACAGAAGTCAGGGTTTAGCACAACTTCTTTACCATTAGTCATAGCTGTTGGACACTCATCACTAACCCTGAACACCATGTTCATAGCTACTGTGCCAATGAATGGGTGTTCAAGTATCAATCGTGTCTTAGCTTTACTTATTCGTGTGTTTATATCCATTACATTGCTCCCATATAGACACCCATTTTCTTCATAATCTCACTAGCCTCATTACTTTTCTGTGTTCTAAGGTGTGGGTCATTACGCAATGACTCAGGGTGTAGTTTAGTAAATGATTGTTCTACCTCAGCTCTAAGTTTCTCTAAGTTTTCATCATCATTGATGTTCAATCGTTTAAGTACATCACATATATCTCTTGTATTATCTATCAATGTATCTCTAAAGATTGACTTAGGGTCATGCAACTTATCCGATATGTGTTTCACTCTATCGTACAATCTTTGCCATGCCTCATGCATAGCTTTGGTTGTTGCACTCTCAACCTGAGTAGTTACATCTGCTCTTACTTGTGCCAACTCGTTGTCAGGTATTGATACTCTGAAGTCATCAGCAGGTACAGGCATGACCATAATGTCCATGTCAAACTTAGATTGTAAGTCAACTATATCAGGGTAGTCACTAGCATTGTACAAACTGCCTAGAGATATCTCTGCATTTCGTATCAATCTTGGATAGTCATTTATAAACTTATCCACTAGCACTAGCCATTGTGATTTAGCTTTCCTATACATTTCCATAAACGATAGGTAGTTTTTAGAGGGTAGTATCATTGTACCCTCAATGCCCCACGGCAACGTGTTGTCATAGTACATCTGTCTTATCTGTGTTGTCATCTTGTGTATATTACTTAATGACTCAGCCATTGGTAGTAATGCTTTGTTGTAATTACCACTAGATACTTCTGCGTTGTTAGATATAGCTATGTCTTGGGTAGCTTTCTTATCTCGTTTACGCATGGTAGCTTGTCTTACAGTAAGCTGTACCAACAATGCCTCATTGTTTAATTTACTCATTGTGTTTACCTCATTGTTATACGATTACATTCTGATTGTTTACTGCCCACTTATTGAACTCAGGTGTGTTCATCAAGTCTGTATTTTTCTTAACTGCATACGATACCGATACCACTCTAAACTCAGGTGGCATTCTATCTAGGTATGTCAGTACATTCTTGAAGTTATCCATTGTTACATATGTAGCTAGACTACCTGCCATTGCATACAATGTAGCAGGGTCACTAGGCACAATAGCCTCCAATGGTTTCTTAATGACCTGTTCCATGTCAGGTAGGTTACGATATATCTTCACAAAGCCTACAAACTCAGCACTAGCTCCCTCGCCTACTGCCCCCTTAAAGGTTTCATATTCTGCCTCGGGTGATACAACACCTATGGCATTAGATACACCCTCTACCCAACTTCTTGGTGTAGGGTTAGACTCTCTTTGTGGGTCAAAGTCATGCAGTAAGTCTGTTCTAAACTTAATGAATGATAAGACTTCAAGTTTAACATCATGAGCCATAGCCCATTCAAGCCAATCCTCTAAGTCTGTTTCTAAGTCATACACAGTATGTCTGTTTCTCAGATGTGACAGTATGCGATTCGCCCCTGCCCTATCTGACACCTTGTTGCCTGTTGACACCACTTGCCAACCCTCTTTCATTGGCACACCATGTAGGTTTCTAGCCTGACACATGTTAGCTACCACTTTCTGTAAGTCAGCACTAGCTTGATTCATGTCATCAAAGCACAGTATACCTGTATCAAGGTGGTCACTGCCTACTGCAGGATACCAATGTGGTAGTGTATGTTTCAATGTGCCATCAGGTTGTGGTATAGGTATACCAAAGTCCTCTACCAACATGGTTGGCATATGCACTTCAATAAAACCTACCCCCATTTCCTCAGCAACCTCTTGGCATATGGTAGTCTTACCACCACCAGGACTACCCTCGATAGCTACTGTCCTCTTTATCTTAAACAAATCCTTTATGGTTTGCTTTAGTAGTTTCGCTCTCATAGTTTACTCTCCTATGTGTTGTTATATTCCCACACCTTGTGAGAAATTCTTTGCTTGGCTCGACAGTTTCGCACGGCTCAGCCGAATCGCAAAACCGAAACCCCGTTTTAATATTAAAATGTTGGTTTAAAATGTAAGGATAGGTAGTATAAATAAAACGCAGGAACGATACTGCACTACCTATCCCCAACCTATTGCTAGGTGTTGTTAGTTATCTCGTTCATAAGTACATCAGTACATGCCTCACTACATGTCTTTAAGTCTTTGTTTAGTCTAGGTTTCTTTAACCTATCACCACATACAGGGCAATACTTCCACCCTTTTATCCTCTCTTTAGTTTCCTTACTTTCCCATTTAATCTCACCATAGTTAGCACTATTCCTACCACCTTTAGAGTTAGAGTAGTCCTCATCAGGTATATCAGGCATAGCTCTATCAAGCACATCACCTATCGCACTAACCCCTCGTTCCTCTATGTCACGCAAGGCTACTTTCGTATCAACATCTTGTGGTACGCTAGTGTCCCTATTATTTATTTCACATAGGTAATCTATATGTTCATCATTAACCTTGTGATGTGACTTGTTTGCTTTTGACTTCATATGATTCCATTGCCTAACTAAATCATTAGCCTTTTTACCTTTCATAATATTATCCTACTACTATTAGTTATTAAGGGTAGGCACTATAAGTACCTACCCCCCATGGTATACATATGGATAACACCAGTGTTTTTATTGTGGTCTCCCCACATACTAGCTATCTTTAGGTCATATGTAATTCACTAAGGATAGATAGGTTTGTAAAGTGTCTGCATACTGACCAGTACAATTAATTTGTATGCTATTACCTATCTATCCCCTTACCTACTTACAAATCACTAGGTAATTCATTACTGCCTAGACAGGACTCGAACCTGTAATCTTCTGATTAACAGTCAGTTGCTTTACCATTAAGCCACTAGGCAATTCATTAAGGATAGATAGGTTTTGTTTTCACGCTATACAGTTAGTGTTGCCTATCCTATCTATCCCCTTACCTATATCCAATGCTATAAGTAATTCTTTAAGGGTTAGTGCGTGGTCTTTAAACCACCTGATTAAATGCACTAACCCCCATATGTCTATGTCCATAACTCATAGACTGTTCGTTTCATTATGCCTTTCAGTTAATCTATCTACAACCTCCCATGTACAAGAGGCACTATGACCTTTTGATTTTAGGAAGTCTTTAACTACCTTTACTTGGTCAGATGATGACCAATCTTCTGTAAGGTATAACCTAGTATTCCAATACATATGCACACTATACACACCCTTAACTTCATGCCTATATTCTATGCACACTATGTGTACATCAACCTTTTGTATATTATCCATGCTTACACCCCCTTGTTATTAATACCTGTTTAACTACCCTATACCTATCGAATAATTCTAGTGTTAACCTATCTAATTCTGACCTATTGATACACCTATGTACCTCAACCTCACCACTATGGGTGATACCATGTAGCTCTATGCGTTTATATTTAATGTTATCTATGTCGCTCATAATGTTTACCTCAATGTTTATTTATCAGTTTTAAGACATGACTAGGTCTGTTTACTACTTCATAATGTTTACCTCAATGTGTTGTGATAAAGGGGACATCAGCTGTCCCCAATATCGGTTGTAATGGTTGTACTACAACTGTTTCTTAGCAGTAGCCATAATGTCAGCATACGATAACTTAGTATCAGCTTTGCCATTAGTACTACCTACATTGCCAAAGTGTATATACGCACTACCCCACCTGTTTAACCTACATGAATACTCAGTAGGGTTATTATCTTTGGGTGGTGTCCATGTCATTAAGTCTCGTTTAAGAACTTGTGACATAGCTAATCCATGTGCCATGATAGTTTTGATATCAGTGTTGATATAACTATCAGGTGTATCCTTACTGCACATCTGCACTTTAATGCTAGGTGTACCTTTGTGTGTAGTCTCTTTAAACTCCACATAAAATGTGTCTTTATCTTTACTCATAATGTCGTCCTATCCCCATAAGGGATTGTTATTATACTCGCTAAAGGGTGAATCCCTCTCGCTGAGTGGAATCAGTTTCGCACAGCTCAGCCGATTCGCAAAACCGAGCCGAGCTTTCTAAACATATAGTGTAGATATGTAATGGATAATATATATGTAAAGTAAGCAGGTATATGGGTACAATTAGATAGTTTATGTCTATAAGAATCAATAAGTTAGCGTTAACTATCTAGTTTATCTAGTTTTAATTGGACAATAAGTCGCTCCGATTTTAGTTATATCTTAAGATAACCTCACGTGAAAGGGTATTATATAAAAAAAACTATATAGTCTAGATAGTTTAGATAGTTATGGATAACTATCGGGCTTACATATGGCTAAACCTATGGGATTGTAAGGTTTAAAGCGTAAAGTTTACCTATCTAGAACATGTAAAGTAATGTCAAGTTATAGCTAGATAGTTTAGATAGTGTTAACTTTACGATAACCCCCCCAATTAGTATATATACTATCGCATTCATTAATCGCGAGCCTAAACCCCCCGACCTGTGGGCTTTTTTTAAAGGATAATAAATAAAAAATAAATAATATATAAGTTATAGGCATAAAGATAGAGCAGTTTATACACTTGCTCAGGTGTTTTGTGTTATGCTACTTTCTTTTCGTAGATAACTACTGGGTTGATAGCTTTTAACCAATCTTTAAAGTCAGGTATTGGTACCCAAGCTTCTAGGTTATTGCCAGTCTCCCAGTCTAGATAGTATATATAGTACATACATCGCCTCCTATTTTACTATTAATGCTATGATTCCTATAAGTAGAATCCCAACATTGGTTATTATCAGTTCTTTATCTCTCATTAACATAGCTGCCCATGTCCATAAGATTGTTCCTAGTGTTAATATTATTGGTCCAAGTGGATATATTCCATAGTGATTGATTCCAGTTCCAATAATTATTGTTATCGTTGCTAATTGTTTTATAGTTTTCATTTTATATCCTCATATATTATTTAAGTGAGCAGTTTTTTTCCACTTGCTCAGGTGCACCTATCGCTAGGACTTAGTTTCTGCTAGATTCATGCTAATTTCTTAACACGTTTCTTAGTAGAATTAGAGGGTTTAACAAAACATAGTTTTGGTTTACCGAACATAGCAACGTTTAAACGCCACTCAGTTCCATCCTCTCTAACGTACCTAGCCCATTTGTCAATGGTTGGTTCGTCAGCCTTAAGGTCAACGTTTGTACCGTCGCCCTTAAGGAATTCCGCTTTCATCAACTTACATTGATTCAGCATTTCATCATTCAACTCAGACGCATTATCAGAATTAAATACACCATCTGTATCTTTCTGTAATGTAATCTGATTTGAAGTATTCAATACCACAGAAACATTACCCTTATAAATTGCCATTGGACAACCTCTAAAGCTAAAGATTATCAAAGATTACGCGTGATAAATTTCGCTTGGTTTAAGTTTAGCAAACTTTACAAATATACAAACCCGAACACCTTACAAGCTAATAAAATGGTAAATATAATAAATAATAACCAAAATAATCATATATCATTGAGGTGGGTAGTTGGACTACATGCCAACCCCCCGCCCCCATATAAGTAAACCTCTCATAACAAGAGGCAAAAAACAAAGATGTAAAGTTTGGGCACTTACCTTGACATCCCCCTTTAGATACACTATTTTTAATTCATGGACACATTACCGTTAAAACATACTAAGTGGTCTGACCGATTAGCTTTCGATATAGCATTACTACTTGAAGGCTCGGGGGAATCTCTAGATGAGCTTAGAGCTAGGCACCGTATTACTGTTGATGACTTAGTAGTATTTAATAAAGATAAAGTCTACTTAAAGAAAGTAGAATCTTACAGAAATGAGATTGTTGAAAAAGGTATGACCTTCAAACTAAAAGCTCGTGCACAAGCAGAAGAACTTCTGACTACAAGTTGGACTATGATACACAGCCCTGAAACTTCTTCAGCGGTTAAAGCCGATTTAATAAAGTCTACTGTCAAATGGGGTGGGCTAGAAACCAACAATACAAACACGGAGGATGCAGGTGGAGGAGTTAAAATTACGATTAATCTCGGGGGGCAAGAGCACCCAACAACCGTCATCGACGCAGAACAAACCTACGAACAACCAGAACCTGTCGCTATTAAAAACGCTAAGTAAGTTTGATAGAACTAACGAAGCAAAAGTTGACACACTAGTTGAGTATGAAGATATAGTTTATGTTCTACGAGAAAGCGGGTTATCATATAAAACAAGAATTGTTAGGCATAAGAAAGGGCCTACGCAGTATTATATAATTCTATTGGAGGAACTATAGACGTAATGGATATAGATTATACACCAAGTAAAGTATGCAAAAAGTTTATGATGTCTGATGCTAAGATGAGGACATTAATGGGGCCTGTAGGTTCTGGTAAATCAGTAGCTTCTACCTTTGAGGTTATAAGAAGAGCCACTATGCAAAAACCCAACAAGCAAGGCATACGGAAATCAAGAGCAGCTATTGTTCGTGAAACAGCTAGACAACTACAAGATACAACGATTAAAACATTCCACGACTGGTTTCCGCCAGGTGTGTGTGGCACGTACATGAGAACAACAAAGACTTACTTTTTTAAAGTAGGTGATGTTGAGTGTGAGGTTATGTTCAGAGCACTAGATGACTCAGATGATGTAGCTAACTTGAACTCTCTCGAATTAACGTTTGCATGGTTTAACGAGTGTCGGGATATTAACCCTACTATCGTAGACGCCATGTCAAAACGTATTGGTCGATATCCATCAGCAAAAGATGGAGGGCCTTCTTGGTTCGGGATGTGGGGGGACACCAACCCCCCCACAATGGATACATGGTGGTATTATCAGATGGAACACCTCGACCCCTTGGATGGTGTTTCACTTAATGATAATGGGTGGGATGTATTCAAACAGCCATCGGGTAGAAGTCCTTTTGCAGAAAACATAAAGAACTTGCCTGAAGGATATTATGATACACAAGGTAGGTCAGAGGAATATATTCGTGTGTACATTGATGGAGAGTATGGGTTAAGTACTGCAGGGCAACCTGTGTATAAATACTTTAGACCTGACTACCATATGGCAGACCAAACTTTACAACCTATAGTTAATGGAGTTAGACCGATTGTTATTGGTATGGACTTAGGACTAACACCTGCAGCTGTTATAGGACAACAAGACCCACGAGGTAGAGTACTTATACTTGACGAAGCTGTAAGTTTTGATATGGGCATACAACGATTTATACGTACAGTTTTAAAACCCCTGATTATAGAAAAGTACGCAAGTAGTCCTGTGATAATTATTACAGACCCTGCGGGGATACAACGAGCCCAAACAGATGAACGTTCAGCAGTAGATATAATAAAGGCTGAAGGCTTAAGGGTTATGTCAGCTAAAACTAATAATGTCTCAGCTAGGCTTTCAGCAGTAGATGATTTCCTTATGCGTCAAGTAGATGGAGACTCTGCGTTCTTAGTAGACCCCAGATGTTCTAGGCTTAAAGCTGCAATGATGGGTGGATATAGGTTCCATAAGAAGAATGGAAGTATAGATAAGAATAAACATTCGCATGTTGCGGAAGCTTTACAGTATTTAATGTTACACATTAATACAACAGCTGATGGATTTATGATACAGAAACGTGATGTTAAATCAGTTGCGTCAGGTGGTTGGACATGATACGTTCAAATAAAGTCGGTTTACTCATTTGTGCGACTTTGTAACTATTTTCCTCATATGTATAGTTACTACCTTTCTGGTTCCTCTGCTATTCATGATTAGACAGAGGAACCTTTTTATAGTAATGTTAAAATTATTTAGAGGAGGATTATTATGGCTGGATATAAACTGAAAAACGGTTCAAAGAACTATACTATTAAAAGCTATAGGGATGGTGGACTTGTCGAAACTAAATCATACAAGGATGGTAAAATTGTTGTTGCTATGGCACCAGTGACGGAAGACTCTATACCAAGGATGAAAGCAAAAGATTTTGTTAGTAAGTATGGAGGAGATGAAGCTAGAATAATAATAGATAGTTTAAAACAAGATTCTAAGACTACAAATCTTGAAAGAGAATTGAAGAATAGAGAAAAAAATAGAATTAAAGTTCCTTTTGAAAAGAGGGGAAAGAAAATTGAAGAATAGAGAAAAAAATAGAATTAAAGTTCCTTTTGAAAAGAAATAAATTATGGCACTACAAATTATAGGTAACGAAGAGCTCGTTAAAAAAGAGAAAGAGCAATTAGAAAAAGAAATGGAAGAACGGCAGAGTGAAGCAGTTATTCTAGGGCTTGCTTCTTACATGCGTGAATGCTGGGATGCAGCTAGACAAGCTAAGAAACCTATAGAAAATATAATGCTCAAAGGTCTCAGACAGAGAAACGGAGAGTATGAAGCTGATAAGTTAGCTCAAATACAAGCACAAGGTGGCTCTGATATCTACATGATGATAACAGAAGTTAAATGCCGAGCCGCTGAAAGCTGGCTTAGAGATATCTTATTAGATACAGGCACACCTCCGTGGGATATACAACCCACACCCATACCAGAATTATCACCTGCACATTTAGAAGAAGTGCAAAATGCTTTTGCCGCAGAAGTAGTTAAACTTGTTGAGGAAGAAGGACAAGCACCGACTCCAGATAAAATGGCTGAGCTAAAAGAGATGATATCTCAAGAATATAGATTTAAATTACTACAAGCTGCTGATGATAGGGCTAAAAGAATGAAGCTAAAGATATCAGACCAGTTTGCTCAAGGTGGTTGGTCGGAATCGTTCAATGATTTTATTACAGATTTAGTTACGTACCCATGTGCTTTTATAAAAGGGCCTGTAGTTCGTAGACAAAGAAGATTAGCCTACACTCAAAATGAAGAAGGCAAGACTGTTGTTGAAGCAGATGAAGTTATAGCTCCAGAGTTTGAACGTGTTGACCCATTTAGAATGTATCCAGAACCTGGGATTTCAAACATTAATGATGGATATTTATTTGAGCATCACCCATTAAGTCGTATGGACTTATCTGATTTAATTGGTGTACCTGGGTATGATGAAGAAGCAGTTAGAAAAGTTTTAGATATTGGTAATGGGCAATCTTGGATTAATGATGATATAGAGTTAGCTAAGGATGAAGAAGAAAGAAAGTTCCATACGTTTGACAGACCTACTGAAATATTTGATGCCCTAGAGTTCTGGGGTAAGGTAAGTGGTAAGATGTTAAAAGAATGGGGATTAGAAGATGAAAACGAAGAAATAGATGAAGCTCGTGAATATGACGCTAATGTTTGGATTGTAGGTAACTATGTTATTAAAGCAGTGCTTAACTATGACCCATTAGGTGAAAAGCCTTATGCTAAAACATCATTTATTAAACACCCAGGAGCATTCTGGGGTAAAGGAATACCAGAGATTATAGAAGATTTACAAGGTGTATGTAATGCTGCAGCCCGTGCATTAGTTAATAACATGGGTATATCAAGTGGACCACAGGTTGAAGTTAACCTCGAAAGGATTCCACCTAATGAAGATATTACACAAATGCACCCATGGAAGATATGGCAAGTAACTAATGACCCACTGGGTTCTAGTTCTCCTGCTGTAAGATTTACACAGCCCGATGATAATGCTAATACATTAATGGGTGTGTATGATAGATTTGCTAAACTAGCTGATGACCACTCAGGCATACCATCTTATCTCCAAGGAGATTTGAATGTTAAAGGAGCTGGACGCACAGCGTCAGGTCTTTCAATGTTGATGGGGTCTGCGGGTAAAGGCATACGCCAAGTAGTTATGCATATTGACAGTGATGTCATGAAACCAATTATTCATAGACAGTTTGTATATAACATGCGATATGATGAAGACGAATCAATTAAAGGTGACGTAGAGATATTACCAAAAGGTGCAATTAATCTCGCAGTTAAAGAAACTGTTAACGTCAGAAGAATAGAATTTCTTAACGCAACCGCCAATGAAATCGATATGGGTATCGTTGGTAAAGAAGGCCGTGCCTCGATACTTCGAGAAGTGGCTAAGAGTTTGCAAATGCCTGTGGATGAAATCGTTCCTTCTAGGGAGAAAGGTACTTATCTGCAAGAGTTGGCTGCGAAACAGCAGGTTGAGGCTGAACAAGCCCAACAGCCTCCAATGAAGAGCGGTACACCAACTCAACCAGATGGTAGCCCAAAAGGTGGAATGGATGCAAACATAGTTAACAACCGTAGCATTGGGAGTAAGTCATGATAAGACCAGACCTTAAAGTTGTTAAATCTCTAGCGACTGTTGAACGCCAACACACTGACATTGTAAAATGGTTAGAAGCATGGCGTAAACATGAGTTGGAGCAGCTACCAAATGTTACACAGAATGTGGCACTCGCACAGGGACGATGTCAGATTTTAGGAGAGTTAGTAAAACTCATTAAAGAATCCCCAAACTATACAGCAAAGTCATGAGACAGCTGTTAAATAACGCACACCAATAGGAGCGAAAACATTATGGCAATACCAAAGCAAGTTCAAAAACAATCTGAGGATGTACAAGCGTTGTACAAGGAACTCAACACAGAACCAGAGAAGAATGCTAAAGAAGAAAGTGTAGAAGAAGTTGCACCAGAAACTAAAGCTGAGACTAAGACTGAAGTACCTGTTGAAGAAACAACATCGACACCTTCCGACAGTGTAGAAGAACAAGCAACCAAATCTGATGCTGATGAGCACAGCACTTCAGATAGTAAACAGAATAAAGATGAATGGGAACAAAAGTACAGGACGTTACAAGGCATGTATAATAATGATGTTCCACGATTAAATTCGGAGAACAGAAATTTAAATGGCCGTGTAGCCCAACTAGAAACTTTGCTAGGAACAATTAATAACCAACAAGAAGCACCCGCTCAAGCACCAGTCGAAAAGTTAATTACTGAAGACGATGTAAAAGAGTATGGTGATTCTATAGATATTATGCGTAAAGCAGCAAAAGAAGAATTTGCACCAGAATTGGCTCGTGTAAATCAGTTGGAAGAAAACCTTAGACAGTTGCAAGCTGTGGTACCACAAGTACAACAGTCTCAAAAATCGACTGAGGAAAAACAATTTTGGAATATGTTAACCCAAGAAGTACCTAATTGGAATGAAATTAATAGTAATCAAGACTTTCAGTCATGGTTGCTTGAAATTGACCCCCTAACAGGTATTAATCGCCAAACCTATCTAGCGGACGCACAAAAAAAACTAGATGTTAATAGGGTGATTAAATTTTTTTCTACTTATGAACAGGCTACTGGTAATGCTAATGATGCTCGTGAAACCCGCAGTTCTAATTCAGAACTAGCAAAACAGGTTGCACCAGGGCGAGGACGCACTACAAAACCTACTGCTAGTGAAGGCAAGACATATTCTAGAGCTGACATCACAAAATTTTTTGAAGATGTTAGATTTGGTAAATATAAAGGCCGTGAAGATGAACGTGCAAAAAAAGAGCGTGACATTTTTGCTGCACAGCAAGAAGGTCGCATTGCGTAATTTAACAAACTAGGAGGCTATTATGGCTTTTGCAACATCACCAGGACATCCTACGTATACAGGAAACTTTATACCTGAGATTTGGTCTGGTAAGTTGATTGAGAATTTCTACGACACAACAGTGCTCGCAGCAATCTCAAACACTGACTATGAAGGTGAGATAAAAAGTATGGGAGATACGGTTAATATTCGTACAACCCCTGAACTCACTATTCAAACTTATGTCAAAGGACAAACACTAAGTGTTGAGAATCCTGACAAAGCTAAACTACAACTTCTAATCGACAAAGGTGAATATTTCGCTGCTGTTGAAGACGATGTTGACCAAGTACAATCAGATATAAATATGATGGATACATGGTCTAAAGACGCTTCAGAGCGTATGAAGATTAAAATCGATAATCGTATTTTAACTGACATGTTAACTGATATATCAGCTAGTAACAAAGGTGCTACAGCTGGTGCTATTTCTGCTGACCTCAATATCGGGGTTACCAGTTCACCTGTGGCTATTACTAAAACTAATGCTATAGACCAAATCATTAATATGGGTACTGTACTTGATGAGGCTAACTGTCCAGAGAGCGATAGATTTATCGTTATCCCTGCTAAGATGGCTGGTCACATCAAAATGTCTGACTTAAAAGACGCATCTATTACTGGGGATGGTACATCTCCATTGAGAAATGGTCGTTTAGGAATGATAGATAGATTTACAGTCTATGTAAGTCACAACCTATACAAGAACGGAAGTGAGTTCAGCATTATTGCTGGTCACAAAATGGGGTTAACATTTGCGTCACAAATGACGAATATGGAGACAATCCGTTCAGAATCAACCTTCGGAAACATTATCAGAGGGCTACAAGTTTATGGATACAAAGTTGTAAAACCAGAAGCTTTAGCTGTTGGTATTGTTACCGTGTAACTTAGGAGACTAACATGGCTGCATATACAGACACGCATGGCTTTGATAAAGGTTCTGCGGCACACCCTGCCAAAGGCATTAACAGAGTCGGCTACATGGAAGTAAATTTAAATTTTGCTACCATAACTGCGGACAGAGCTACAGCAGGTGCTACGGCACTGGCGGCTGGAGATTCTCTTCAAGTACTGCAAGTACCAGCGAACACTTTAGTGTTGGCGGTAGGTGCAACTACAGTAACTGCAGAAGGTGCGGCATCAACATTTGACATCGGTTTAACTGGTGGTGATGTTGATTTGTTTGTTGACGGAGGTGATGCTAACTCAGCAGGAACCACTTCATCAAACGGTGCAGGGTTAGATGGCGATAA